GTCAAGGCGGCACACTTTTTGAACCATTCAATCTAGCCTATTCTAATACTTACTTATTAACAGCTACAAATATGGGTGGATTAGCAACTTATTATGCATTTGCTAGTTATCAAAAACAGATAGGAAAAATGTTCGGAAGCGACATTAACTTCACTTTTAATAGAACTACAAAAAAGTTAATTCTAATGCAACGCCCAAGAAGTGAAGAGGAAGTATTATTGTGGATTTACAATCAAAGACCTGATTTTAATCTGTTACAAGATCCATACGCTGCACAATGGTTACGGGACTATACTTTATCTACATGTAAAATGATATTGGGAGAAGCACGAGAAAAATTTGCTCAAATTGCCAGTCCTCAAGGTAGCACATCTTTAAACGGAACTGCTCTAAAAACTGAAGCAAAGGCAGAACTAGAAGTGCTTGAGCAAGATCTAATTAATTATAAAGATGGTGGAACGCCATTGACATTTGTAATCGGCTAAAAACCTCTTGATATTTTTACTACAGTATATATAATTAAGTAAAAATAGTATATGTTTGCTAAATTAGAAGAAGCTGGAGGACGATATTCTATATGTAAAATCTGTGAGTATTTCGCACCTACATTTAAAATTTATACATCATGCTAATGTATTTTGCCGCTAAAAGTTTCAATGTCGATGGCATCTTTCCCAAAAGGTAAATGGAATTTCGCTCCTTCTGATACTAATACCAGTTCTTACTCGTTAAAGGAATAATATGATTATTGGATTTGTTGGATTTATAGGTTCAGGTAAAGACACAGCCGCTGACTACTTGGTTAACTTTCACGGCTTCCGTAAAGATAGTTTTGCCAGTACTCTGAAAGACGCAGTGGCTGCCGTATTTGGATGGGACCGTGTGTTGCTAGAAGGTAGAACCAAAGAAGCTCGTGAATGGAGAGAACAGGTTGATCCCTGGTGGTCCCAAAGGTTATCTATTGCTCAATTAACACCACGATGGATATTACAACACTGGGGAACTGAAGTGTGTCGTCAAGGCTTTCACGATGATATTTGGATAGCCAGTTTAGAAAACAAAATACGTAAAATGAAAGATAATGTTGTAATTAGCGACGTGAGATTTATAAACGAAATACATGCTATACATACCGCCAAAGGACTTGTCATAAGAATTAAAAGAGGAAAAGATCCAGAGTGGTTTCAAGATGCTTGGAATGTTAACTGCGGTCCTACTCATCTCAATTATGTAAGCAGCAAACAGAAGATAAATGAGTTAAAAATTCATTCAAGCGAAACTAGTTGGATAGGTGACGGCATAGATCTAATAATTACTAATGATTCTAGTATAGATAATTTATTTAAAGATTTAGAACAGGTGGTTAAAAATCAGGCAGAATATTATTAGATTTCCATTTAGAATTTTCCTTGCCAATTGTAATTAGACAATTTGAGCACAGTGTTTTTAAGTTAGGGAACCTACAATTTGTAGGGTCTCCATCGACATAGTGAACAAAGAATATTTCGCTGTGTTTTGATGTTATATTACATCTTTCACAGAAATTTTTTTTCTTATACCCTGCTTTTTGCCAGAGGAATAACCCTAGTTTTCTATTTTTAGAACAATGGTCGCATATTGACCTATAAAAGGTTTTATTATCTTTGTAATAATTTATTGCCACAGGTCTTTGTAAACATTTTATACAAAGTTTTCTGGTCAAGCCCTTTTTCTCCCTTTTCAAAGTTATTTAGTCATTAAGTTTTTAGCTCAATCAAATAAATAACTTTTAATAATCCATTCAGGAGATCCGATAATGGCAACACTAAATTCACCAGGTGTATCAGTAAATGTAATCGACGAAAGTTTTTACACTCCGGCAGCTTCTGGTACAGCACCTATGATATTTGTAGCAACAGCACAAGATAAAGTTAATCCCAGTGGAGTAACAGCCCCTGGGACTACTAAGACCAATGCAGGAAAAATTTTCTTAATAACAAGCCAAAGAGATTTAACAGACACTTTTGGAACTCCACTTTTTTATACTGATATAAATTTAAATCCTTTACATGGTAATGAATTAAACGAGTATGGATTGCAGGCAGCTTACAGCAGTCTAGCAGTCAGTTCAAGATCTTTTGTGGTGCGTGCTGACATTGATCTTGCAGAACTGGCACCCCAATCTACTGAGCCAAAAGGTGATCCCGCTCCGGGAACTTACTGGATAGATGTTTCTAATTCAACTTTTGGTATAAAACAATGGAACACAATAACTCAAAAGTTTTCTATAATTACACCTATCGTTCTCCATGATGATAGTCCAGCTAATAGTTTTGCTGCAGGCGGTATTGTGCCATCTTCAGGTATTGGACAAATTAATGAATATGCATTGGTTATAACCAAAGACAATAACATTAACAACTTATATTTTAAAAATTCTACTAACAGTTGGGAATTAGTTGTTGATTCGTTTGGTACTACAGGGAAAAGACTCCAGATCAGTCCCCACTATAATGTTCCATTTTTTAATGTCAATACTGCTTCAGGCAGTGTATGGATTATATCAACTTCACCGTCTAATGGTGCTAACTGGTCAGTAAAATATTACAACAGCAACGTTCAAAGCTGGACATCTGTATCAGCCCCATTGTATGAAAATGTTCAAAAGGCTACTTATAATCTTGACAATGTAGGAGGTGGCAAAAACATAGCTGTGGGCAGCTTGTTTGTTGATTATGGTATTGATTATACTGCTGTAACAGCGAATTTTAAACTGTGGAGAAGACATAATTTAGGCGACACCGTAGTAGTAAGTGAACCTGTAAGTTTAACTGCTTCAAATGGATTAACCTTTACATTCAATCTATCGGAAAGTAGAGCAGGACAATTAAATTACTCTTCACCTGTGCCCATTATAATGACAGTTACAAATACTTCCACTATTTTAGGAAGTCTTGTACCTCCTGCTATTTCAGCTGTAGGAGCAAGTTTACAAAATGTCAATGCATCTTTTAACACATTGACAAATGTCCTTAGTATAAGCCACAAACAAGGCGGAGATATTAACATTACAGGAATGTCTACAGGTACTAGGAATTTGTTAGGTTTAGTACCTTACGACATGGCAACCTTAACTGGTACAGCTAATTTTTATCGAACAACAGCAACATCAGTTTCTGAGTTTGTAATTACAAACTGGAAGCCTCTAGTGTACGAAGCAACCCCAACTGCGCCATATAGAGATCCTGCAGACGGTACATTATGGTTTAGCAGAACTATTGATCAAGTAGATATAATGGTCAATTCAGGTACTACATGGGTAGGATATTTAAATTTTTATCCTACAACAGATCCAAAAGGTCCTATAATTCAGGCATCAGAACCCTTAACTCAAAGCGACGGAACTGCTCTAGTATCAGGAGATATTTGGGTGAATACCAGTGATTTAGAAATGTATGGTCAACACCTTTATGTATATGACAGCAGCATTACAGTAGGTAATAAGTGGGTTTTACAAGATACTACAGATAATTCTAGCCCAACTGGATGGCTTTTTGCAGACGCAAGATATTCAACAGGAGGTTCATTATCTACGCCAGGAGATCTCAGCGTATTGAGAACTAGTGATTATGTTGATCCTGATGCACCAGATCCTTTATTATACCCAAGAGGGTTAAAAATGTGGAATACTAGAAGAAGTGGATTCAATGTCAAGAAGTATATTGAAGGACACATTAATATTACTGCAAATGGCGGTCAAAATTTAAGGTTCCAAAATCAATCTATGTCAGGATATAAATCTAATCGTTGGGTAAGTCAATTTCCTACGAATTTAGACGGCAGTGGTAGTTTTGGAAGAAAAGCTCAAAGGAGAGTAGTTACAAGAGCTCTTAAGTCTCTAGTTGATACTAATACAGCAATTAGAGATACAGATACATTAAATTTTAATCTTATCGCAGCTCCTTCATATTCTGAGTTAATTCCTAATATGGTAGCATTGAATGCTGATAGAGGATTAACAGGATTTGTATTAGGTGATACACCTTTTAGATTAGAACCAAATGGAAACAAATTAACGGCTTATGGGAAAAACACCGCTGGTGCTCTAGAACATGGTGAACACGGTGCATCTACTTATGATGAATATATGGCTATTTTCTATCCAAGTGGATTCACTAATGATAATAGCGGAAACAGCATAGTTGTACCGCCAAGCCATATGATGCTGAGAACAATTATTAACAGCGATGCTAAGAGCTATCTTTGGTTTGCACCTGCTGGAACTAGAAGAGGTACTGTAGATAATGCTACTTCTGTAGGTCATATCACAAATGAAGGTGAATTTAAAACTACAACTGTCCCCCAAGCTTTAAGAGATGTATTAGATGATGTAAGTATAAATCCTATTTCTAGTTTGTCTGGAATAGGTTTGGTAGTCTATGGTCAAAAAACAAGGGCAAAAAATGCCAGTGCTTTAGATAGAATCAATGTGGCAAGACTAGTAGGTTATCTACGAAGACAGCTTGATATTCTAGCTAGACCATTTCTATTTGAACCAAATGATGCTCAGACAAGGCGTGAAATAAAGGCAGCAGCTGAAAGCTTATTATTAGAATTAGTTGGCCAGCGAGCTTTATATGATTTCATTGTAGTTTGCGATGAATCAAATAATACACCTGCTAGAATAGATAGAAGTGAACTTTATATGGATATAGCAGTTGAGCCAGTAAAATCAGTTGAATTTATATATATCCCTTTGCGTATTAAAAACAAAGGTGATATAGCAGCAGGTCTATAAGACATTAAAAGGAGCATTTATATGCCAATCGCAAGTTTAAAAAATTTTACAGTTCCTATATCAGGCTCACAAGCGAGCGCAACTCAAGGCTTGCTGATGCCCAAATTAAAATACCGCTTTAGGGTAACTTTTGACGGCTTTGGAGTTGCAGGAGCTCCTGCAACTGAGCTCACGAAACAGATAATGAATGCCACAAGACCTGATGTTACTTTTGAGGAAATAAAATTACCTGTATATAATAGTACGGTTAAAATTTTAGGCAAACATAATTTTGCAGATGCCAAACTTACCATTCGTGATGATGCAAGCGGGGTAGTAAGTCGTAAAGTAGGAGAGCAACTGCAAAAACAATTTGATTTCTTTGAACAATCGGGTGCTCAAAGTGCCATAGATTATAAATTTAGAATGCGTGTTGAAATTCTAGATGGTGGAAATGGAGGATTTGAACCTGTTACACTAGAAAGTTTTGAATTTTTAGGTTGTTTTATAAAACAAGCAACTTACCAAGGAGGTGATTATAACAGTAATGAGGTAATGGATATTGCATTGACCATAACGTATGATAATGCAATACAACTAGAAGGACCCGGAGGATCATCCAGTGGTATTGGTTTAACAGTAGGTAGAGTAGTCCGTGGACCATTTGAACAAGGATTTGCAGTAGGCTAATTACTTTTAAGATAAAAAAACCCGGTATTTCCCGGGTTTTTTTTTGAATAAATAAATGCATGAGTCATTTTATTAATTTTTTGAATACCAAACCTGGTGGTCCCCGCCTGCAGGACTATAAACATGCTTCTAGATTTTATATAGATAATTATCAAGTTCGAGCTCCAAAATATGGTTTTTTATATTACATCAACTTTGTTATAAATCAAAATGCAATTCTAGGCGAAGTTAATAAAAATATAGGTATGTTTGTTAAAAAAATTGACTTACCTAAATTTGATATAAAAACTGAAATGATAAATCAATACAATAGAAAAACACAGGTTACTACAGGTTTAACCTATAGTCCAGTTAATATAGAGTTTCATGATGATAATTCTGGAATTACAAATGATTTATGGATAAATTATTACAAACATACGTTTGCTGACAGTAATTATGACCAAGAAAGAACAAATATTCCCAAACAATTTACTGATACAAAATACGGAACAATAGATTACGAATATGGAATGTACAATAGAGGTGTGGCCAATTCATTTTTTGAACGAATAGACATTTATATACTGCATCATACACATCATGATCATACACTAATAAGTATTATAAATCCTAAAATTAGTGAATGGAAGCATGATAGTTTAAACCAGGCAGATGGCACAAAGATATTACAAAATAGTATGACCTTAGTATATGAAAATGTTTTATACTACAGGGGTAATCATAATAGGGCTATAGATACCATTCCTAACTTCAAAAATGAATTTTACGATCCAAGTCAAAGTCCGTTATCAATAGGTGCAGGTTCACGTTCAGACAATTCTGATATTGCAAATAGGCAAGAGATTCCTAGGAAAACCAAAAATCCTTTGTATGATAAAGCAGGTACGGCTAGAGCGTATAACACTCTTAACACGCGGCATAGTTTTTTTGATTTTCCCAATGCTCCAAAACAATATGGACTTGTTAATTCACCTAATAATGTAAAAAATCCTCTATTAGATATAGCAGCTATCTTAGCAAAAAACTATTTAAATAAAAATGGTTTAGGCAGAGTGGGTCCAACGGGATATAACATTGCTTCTAGTGTTTTAAACAATTCTGTACGTAATCCTGCAGGAAAGTATTATGAACCTCCTTCTAATCAATATGTTCCAGGTGTATTTAATTTACCTGGAGGTATAGGAATAAATGTCTTCAAAGGATTAAATAAAGGTGTCGATGGCAGGATAAGAGTAAATCCGGCTGCAATAATTTTTCCTCCTAAAAGATAATGAGATACACTTATACAAATTTACCTAAAAAAGGTAGACAAAATACAACAATAGAATCTTTTAAAAATTATCAAAATTTGCCAATTGGTATAGATTCCAATGTTTTTGCTTCCGTGACAGGATTTTTTGTAAGTAAGGGATTTGAAGAAACCTCTGCTGAATTGATTGCAGAAGTTATAATTTTGCAGGCAAGACAAGATGAACTTAATCCTATGCAAATTTTAGATACATTGAAAGGCATTGACAATGTTAGTATTTCTGGATTGGTAGCAGAAATTTTAAATTTTACTAGATTTAAGACCAGTAGCCTAGGATATGTCAGTAATACACTTATCAATTCTGAAATAGAAAGAAATATAATTGCATGAGTTTAAAATTTTCAAAAGATTTTTATAGGGTAAAAAATCCAGAAAAATATTTGGGCAATAAAACACCTATTTATAGAAGTAGTTGGGAACTAACATTCATGATATTTTGTGATAATAACCCTAGTATACAACAATGGGCTAGCGAAGCAGTGAAAATACCCTATAGAGATCCATTAACTGATAAACAAACGGTTTATGTACCTGATTTTCTAATTACCTATATAGACAAAAACATGAAGCAACACGGAGAACTAATAGAAATAAAACCTGCTAAACAAAGCATAAAAGAACGTATTGGTAAAAATCCTTACGATCAGTCTCAGTATGTTAAAAATATGGCAAAATGGGAAGCAGCTTCTGTTTGGGCTAGAAATCACGGCTTGAAATTTAGAGTGATAAATGAGCATGATATTTATATCAACTCAAATAAGAAAAGATAAGTAAATTTTTTTTATATCAAAAATTATGACTAAAAAGCTTGAACAAGTTTTAGATTTAAAATCTTCAGATGAAAAATACCTGTCACCCGAAGCTATTGCAAAATTACCTCCTACAATAAACTTACAAGGAAAATTAGAGGAATTTGATAAAATTTCCTCTGCATTACCAAGGGTAAAAGGATTGGGCGACATGGCAGATGCTGAATTAGATGCACTTGCGGCAAAGGCAGAACAGGCTTATGACGATCTAATGGATTTAGGAATGAATGTAGAAGTTAGATATGGTTCTAAAATGTTTGAAGTAGCAGCAAATATGATGAATGCTGCCATACAGGCAAAAAGTGCTAAAATAGATAAAAAACTAAAAATGGTAGAGCTTCAATTAAAAAAACTTGCTATTGATAAGAAGCATAGTTCGGAAGAAGATAAACCAATTGAAGCACAAGGTTATATTATCAGTGATAGAAATAGTCTGCTAGAAAAACTTAAGAATATGAATAAATAATATCATGAAAACCTTTACTGAATACCTTGCAGAAAGCCAAAAGCGATATAATTTTAAGATCAAGATCGCAGGAGAAATGACCAATGAGCAGGAAAATATTCTGAAATCTAGCTTAGATAGGTTTGTAACCAATAGCTTTAAAAAAGTAGGAAAAACTCCAATACAACACCTTCCTTTAGATTTTCCAAACATTAAAAATATGGAAGTAAACATTTATGAAGTTAGCCTAGACTATCCTAGTACACAACATGAACTTACAGAATACCTAGCTCAAAGTTTAAAAATTAATAGAGGGAACGTTGTGGTAAAAAGACCAGGTGAACCAAGTGAAGAATATCAAACTCCAAAAACTGAACGTAAAGGTGCTTTACTTGACGACCCTCATTACAAAGAAGCACCAAATGCCAAATTTGAAGATTACTACGGCGACAAATATAATAGTGGATTTGTTAAAGAGCTAAATGATATTCTAAGACTACAACGCAAAGAGCGCGGTGAGCAAAGACCTAATGAAGGTGATGCTAAATTTAATACAGATTCACCTGCTAACACTCAAAGTCCAATAAGGAAATAACCATGCAAATGCTAGATGTGTTAAAAAGATTAGCAGAACTTGATAGGAGTGACCCACGTGTCATGAGTGATGTTCCTGTGCTGAATAATAAAAGTAAAAATGTTGATGCTGAAAAGTATCATCAGAAGCATGAAGAAAGTGTACAGCAAGAAGGAGCAGAAGGTTCTGAAGAAGGTAAAACACAAAAGTATGAAATGATGCTATCAAATGGAAAAGTAAAGCGTTTTACTGCCAAAGATGATGCTGATGCCAAACGAATTGCTAAAGGTCACGATGCTAAAAGTGTTATTAAGATGAAAGGTGATATTCCTGGTAACAAGATAGCACTGCATGGTGTGGCGGAAGTCATTCGAATGGCCAAAGAAGGCATAGAAGAATGTGGAATGATACCTTCAATTACTA